GTCCGGCCCCTGCAAGTAGTTCAACTCGCAGGCACCCTATCATGCCGTCACCGCGCAGTGACACTGGCCCGCGTGGAAAACGTACTTCGGTAAGAAGGTCAAGATTGTCTAAATCGCAAAGCAGCGATATTAAAAGACCACGACCCTCACAATCCGGAACGCTCCACACGCGGACTCCCAGTATAATGCGCACCCCTTTGGTAGAGGGGCAACTCCCGATGGCTAGTTCACCCATCGACAAGGAGCAGCTCTCCCTAACCCTCCTCACCCTGACGGAACTCTGTTATACCTACGGATTTGATCCGAGTACTTTCAGAGCCAACTCGACACTCGCCCACTGGCAACTATGCTCAGTGGAGTGCGGTTGGATGAAGTTTGTAAAATACAAACTCTCCGCCTTCTTTGCTTCTTTCATTGGCGTCGCTCTCCCCCCGCGACCTGCCGTGTTTGATGACAAGCCTCACATCCTCGCCGGAGGAACTCTTGGACGATTCATTTCCAAGATGATCCGGCGAACAGATGACACTGCACTCTCATTTGCGGTGTCCATTCTGATAGGCCTCAAGAAGGGCTCTCCTCGACCCCTCCCCTCCGAACTGGAGGCAGCTGTCGAGAAGACTCGGGAACTTCTCACGACACCCTTTACCCCTCCAGAGTCCCGTTTTCTGTCGCACGATCGCTTGTTACAAGAATGCGATCGAACCGTTGATGAGCTTTTCGAAGGCCATCATATGACAGAATCGGACCTGTACACACCCTATGCTCCGTCCATCCGTGCTAACTATACTGACTCACGTAGTAAGTTCGGCACGCTTGGCACGCTTGTAGATCGCAAGATCCTCTCGCCTGCCTACGATGTAAAGACGTTCACCATGGATGATGTGCATCTCGACCCCGCCCCACTCTCTCTCCCTGCGGAGGGTTTGAGTGACGATGTCGAGTTGGATTGGGAGAATGGCTACGATTTTTTTGTTCGGCTCTTGGAGCGACAGAATTCTCGGTATGCAATGGAGAACGAAGAGCGTCTGTTTCTGGACGCCGTTCGTGTTGTGGGAGGTAGTGATGAGAGGTTGGAAGATGAGGATCGACGACAGTTAGAGCTCACACCTGCCTTCAAGCAGCGTGTTAAACTTCGGTACCGTGAATTGTACCGGGATGTCGTCGAATTGGCAATGGAGGAGGAGGCGGATGTGAAGTTGGTCGCCCTGGCCGAGTCTTTAAAGATTCGGGTGATTTCCAAGGGACCTGCTCTGACGTATATGGCGCTTAAGCCTGTCCAAAAGTACGTTCACAGCATTCTTCGGAGACATAAGATGTTTCAGTTCATCGGGGAGGAGGTTTCAGCGGAAAAACTTGCTGAGGTCCTCTTTCCTCGTCCCTGGACTGAGGAACAGATGAAGCTTGGGCCTTTGCTCGAGCGACTCCTGTTCAACTCGCTAGACTACGCTTCGGCCACTGATAATCTTTGGCGCGAGGTTTCTGAGCGAATCGTCAACCGTCTCTGTTTTCACATCTTTCGTGGACTACCCGTCTACCTGGCCCGTGTTCTGCACGACCGTATGCTCATTGCCCTTACGGGGCACTTGGTGCATGGTCGTCGTCAGATGCGTGGTCAGCTTATGGGTTCCATCGTCTCATTTATCATTCTGTGTATCGCCAATGCCACTGTCTGTCGAGCCTCGTACGAGATCTCGGAAGAAGTGGTTGCACGTCTAGACACCATCCCCTGCACCGTTAACGGTGACGACGGATTGGTTGTCGCTTCTCCTGCGTTTGACGAGGTATGGCAGTCCGTTGCCGCGTCCGCAGGTCTAGCACCCTCAATGGGTAAGACGTACACTCATCACGCCTACGCCAACATGAACTCCACCAGTTTCTGGTGGGATGTCGATAGGGATCTTTTCCTTCGCGTGCCCTTTGTCAATATGGGGCTTGTGAATGGATATAAACGATCCGGGTCGGCTGGCGTTGTCGGTGATGAGATCGGAGATAAGGGGTTCGTGGCCACACTTGGGTCCTGTCATCAGGAGCTCATCAAGTCCGTCCCCCCTGCATGTAGGCTCCGTGCACACGAGCTTTTTATGCAGAAGAACAGAGCGAGGATGTCGCTGGTTTCAGTCCCCTGGTTCGCACCTGAGTCGAAGGGTGGGCTCGGACTCTCGGAGGTGTATTCTGCTGGCGAAGTATCAGTCGATGAGATGCGTCCCGTTCATGGTTTAAAACCAATTGAGCGGGTCGCACTCTCACTTCTTGAAAACTCCACCGGCCTCGTACCCTCAAAGATTCCGAACTCACAGCCGATTCTGTGCCGGTCCCTTTGGACCACCAGGCTCCCTTTCCCCCATACCAAAAGCAGGATCTCTGACAGTGACAGTGCCTTTCTCGACACTGCCACTTATTACCTGCTACCTCACCTTGTTATGCAGCAGACGTCTACGGATATCAAACGTTTGCGGCGTAACGAGAGAGCTTGGGCGCATTTGTTGCGCAGGGCCCGTGCTATTGTGCGGTGTTCTGTGTGATAGGGCCCCCCTAAACCAGTATCTTAACTGATGTCGCGCCTTGGAGGCGTTCTGACACGTGATTACACGGTCCGACAAGCTGGCATGGGATTCCTGATAACGTCGTATTTTCTTATTCGACGAAATCCTACAGTTGTGCG